GAAGACGACCTAAACATACTGACAGGAGCATCAGCAGCAGGTGTCTCTGCAGCAGAGCTACAGCACGTCAATGGCGTGACATCAGCCATACAGACGCAGTTGAACACATTGACCACGTCTGTCAGCGCTGCAGTCCCCTCTGGTGTCATCATGATGTGGTCTGGCGCAACCTCAGCCATCCCTAGCGGCTATGTGCTCTGCAACGGCAGCAACAGTACACCTGACCTACGCGGCAGGTTCGTCATCGGTGCCCAAGGTGACAGCGGCAACACCTACGACGTCGGTGATACTGGTGGGTCCGCAACGCATACACTCACGACTGCCGAGATGCCGTCGCACACCCACACGGCCACCTCGACGGTTACTGACCCCGGTCACAGCCACGTCCTGCCGTATGGCGACTCTGGTGGCGAAAGCGACGGTTGGGACGGCAACGGTAACAGCAGTACAACCAACAGCGCCACCACAGGAATTACTGTCGCAACCACCAATGCATCCACAGGTGGCGGCGGTGCACACGAGAACAGGCCGCCGTACTACGCCCTCTGCTACATCATGAAGACCTGATAGCCCTCACATGCCATTACTCCCAGTCCGTCAGTTAGGTAGCGCAGGCGTAGTTACAGACCTCGATCCGTTTAACCTGCCTATCAACGGCTTCACACGCGCAAAGAACGTCCGCTTTACTCAGGACGGCAACGTAGAGCGCTCCCCAGTATTCCGTGACGTCTCAGGCGGTGACTTGTCGTCATCATTAGACGGCAACCCTGCGCACATCACAGGCGTCTTCGGCGGCTCTTCAGGCTACGACAGTGTGACCCTCGTGACTGACGTCTACCATGTGTACACGTTCAGCAACGGCGCTTTGACATCTAACGTCGACTTTGCGACCTCAGCCTCTACGGTGCCTTTCACGTCGACAACTTTAGCTGACGTCCAGTATATCAACAGGCCTGACCGCGTGCCTGTCTTCTTGGGTCCCTCTGGCACTACCTTCGCCAACCTAACGAATTGGCCGTCGACGCACCGCTGTGTCTCCTTGAGGTCATACGGTGACTTCCTGATTGCACTAGGGTTGACCGAGGGCAGCAGCAGCTATCCTAATCGTGTTCGTTTTAGTGACATCGCCTTGGCAAACAGCGTGCCAAGCAGTTGGGATGCCACTGACGCCACCAAGAGTTCAGGCTTTAACGACCTCGTCCAGATGGACACGCCGATTGTCGACGGTGCCACCCTCGGCACCAACTTCGTCATCTACAGCAGCGACAGTGTGTATAACATGGAGTTCGTCGGCGGCACCTTTATATTTAACTTCCGCAAGCTCTTTGATGACTGCGGTGTGATCAGCCAGAACTGTGTTGTCGAGGTCGAGGGCAAACACTTTGTGTTCGACAATGACGACATCTACGTCCACGACGGTAACACACGCCAGTCCATCTGTGATCAGCGCGTGCGTGACTATGTGTTTGCATCAGGCTTAGACACCTCGAAAAGCTCTGCCTGCTTTGTGCATCACAACGCTGCACTAGAAGAGGTATACTTCTGCTATCACACAGGTGACGACATGGTCACCCTAGAGGACGCCAGTCACTGCAACCGGGCAGCCGTGTATAACTACAAGGCAAACACTTGGTCGTTCATCGATCTGCCTAACGCCGTCGCAGGCACCACAGCCAACGTCAACACTGTGTCGACCTACGCCGCTGCGAGTACAACTTACGCCAACACAGGCGGCTCCTATCATGACCAAGAGAGCTCCTTTGGTCGTCACAACATCTTCTTCTCGAAGACTGTCGCCAACGGCCTGCCCTCATGTGACAAGCTGCTAGCCATGGACGGCGCTACAGTTGGTGCCATTGCTGCACCTATAGACACCGCCGCCACCCAAAGCATCTTCTTGGAGCGCAAAGGCATAGACCTCGATCAGGAAGCAGGCAGCCCCCTCAGTGGCTACAAGGTGCTCAGAGGGTTCTACCCACAGGTCACCACGGATGACAGCAGCAGCAGCACACTCACGTTTACTTTTGGTGCCAGTGACTTGCCTTCTGGTGTTCCATCTTATGGTTCTGCAGTTACCTATGATATGTCTACCGACCATAAAGTCGACACACGGAGCAGTGGCAGATACCTCAGCTACAAGCTCACAGACGCTGCCACAGACAAGGACTTTAAGTTCTCAGGCATGGACATTGATGTCGTCATCACAGGCAAGAGGTAGCACCCACGATGTCATCAACTTTAAGCGACAAACAGAACACGCTTGTGTTCCCTTATGTAAGACGCCAGATGCCGTCCCTAGAAGACAGCCTAAAGCTATATCTCAGAGACGAGCTTCAGGCCATCGAGAAGTCTATACAGACGCTTGCAGATGCATCAATACAGGTGGCTGATGCAGCCCCTAGCAGCCCTCGGAAGGGCATGGTGCGCTACGCTGTGTCTCCATGGGACCCCCTCAGCAACGGCTTCAGTGGCCTTGTCGTCTACAATGGCACCGCTTGGGCCGCAGTTTAACAGATGTTATTAGTTAAGACTGACCTGAGCATTCGGTCGTCCATCATGGCAATGCAAGAGTTGCTAATGGAAGGCGTTGAGCAGGGCGAGATTACTGACGACAGCGACCAAACAGAGCTTGAGCACTTCTTTACGCCTCTAGATGAGGACTACGGATGCTCAACATACGCACGTCAGTTGTACATGCCAAAGGGCATGGTTGTCGTTGGGAAGCTTCACAAGAAGCCTCACCTGACATTCCTGATGTCTGGCACTGTTTTAGTCGTATCAGAAAACGGCGGTAAGCAAAGGCTGCAGGGGCCCACCACGTTTGTGTCGCCTGCAGGTGTAAAGCGCGTGTTTTACATTGAAGAGGACACCATTTTAACGACGGTGCACCTAACGAAAGAAACAAAAGAAGACGACCTAGACAAGGTCGAAGAAGAGGTCATCAGCCCAACCTACGAGGCTATGGGACTAGAAGAGCCCGACATGAGGCGCTTCAACGAAGTCTTAGAAGACCTCTCACCTAACAATAATAATAAAAACAACAAGGGTAGATAAACATGTCTTGGATCATGATTGGTTCTGCTGTTATCGGCGCAGGCGGTAGCTATCTAGGCGCAAAAGAGCAGTCGAAGGCTCAAGATAAAGCCAACGCAGCTAACATGGCAGGCTTCAATCAGTACAAGCCTTTCGTCGACGCAGGCCTCTCAGGTGGTCAAGGTGCATTCAACAACGCGGTGAACGCAGGTTACTACCAAGGCCCAACCCTAGCAGGCCCTAACGCCTTCCAGACTGGCACTGCGAACACCATGGGCGGCTACAGTCCAAGCGTGATGAACACTGGGTTCAACATGATGAACACTGGTGCAGGCTTCGGTCAGAACTATCAGAACCTTTACGATCAGACCCAAGAAGACCGCCTCGGTAATGCCATAGGGTACGCCAACGAGAACGCAGGCGCTCTGACGGACAGCATCATGAGTGACGCACGTCGCAACACTCAGCTAGCCATGCAGGGCAACAACATGTCTGCGTCTGGCACAGGCAACGCCAACTCAAGCCGCGCAGGTATTGCAGACGCAGCACTTCAGGGCGACTTGGCACGTCGTACAGCAGCCACAGGCGCTCAGGTGCGTGACCAGATGATTGACCGCTCGTTGAACCAACAGGGCCGCCAGTTTGCTGATGCCATGTCAGCCAACCAAGGTATGCAAGGTGCCTTCACCACAGGCATGGGTGCCATGGGAACAGGCGGTGACTTCGGTATGAACGCAGGCAGCTTCCTACAGCAGCAAGAGCAAGCCAAGATGCTTGACGACAGAGCACGCTTCGAGGGCAACAGAGACTTCGCGTATAACCGCTACAAAGACTACATGAGCGGTATGCTTGGCCGAGCTCCGTCGACAGCTAACCAGTACCAAGCGAACACCGTCAGCCCCGGCGCTGCTGCAGTCTTCGGCGGTATGCAAGGGTTTGGCTTCGGTCAGCAGTACGGTCAGCAGATACAGAATAAGCTCCCGACAAACATGGGCGGCTACGGCAGCTACGGCGGTGGCGCTCCCCCTTCACGGCCCACAAGTTACGGAGGGCCAATCTAAGATGATCCTCGCAAACAACCGCATGACCCATGACCCAAGGCACGCCAACGCAGGCGTCTTGGACACCTACGTCAGTGACATCCCACGCTACAACCATGACGTTTTCCGTAGCGCTCCAATGTCGTCTCCTGCAAACCCAAGCCTTGTTGGTCCAGTAGTGGACCCTAGTTATGGTGGAGCAGGTGAAGACTGGCGTACGCCATGGATGACAACTGGAAACATGCTGCATGGTGGCAGTGCCGACGATGCAACGTACAAAAGCGACCCTGCGCTCCACTCGCAGTCAATAGACCTTGCGTCAGTTCCTGCCCCTGCAGCAGCCCCTGCCCCTGCAGCAGCCCCTGCAGCAACCCCTGCGCTCATAACAGGCAACGCACGCGGCTCTATGAAGCCCCCTGCAGCACTGTCGATCCCCAACCAACGCATCCCTATGGGTGAAGCCCTAATGCGCATCGGTGGAGCAGGTGTCGCAGCATCAGGACAAGGCGGCTTGGCGGCCATAGGTGCAGCTACGAATGCATATGGTCAGGTACAAGACGTAAACAGGCAGGCTGACATGGAAGCCTTTGCCATCGAGGAAGCACGCCGCAAGTCTATAGCTGACCGCATGTTAAAACGAGAGCTTGCTGATGCAAAAGCTAAGAAAAAGGGCGCTCCGACGATGCCAACGGCGGCATACAGTGAGGCTGCTCTAGAAGCCATACGAGACATCGAGCGCAACTTAGGCGACGAGACTTGGTGGCCCACCTCGTGGACGACAGGCCTCGCAGGCAGCATCATGAGTGCTATGCCGGGGACACCTGCCCACGACGTAGCGAATGCCATCACGACCATCGAGTCATCCATCGGTTTCGACAGGCTCCAAGCTATGCGTGATGCATCTCCAACAGGTGGCGCATTAGGTCAGGTCAGTGAGAGAGAACTTTCGCAACTTAATGCCTCTTTGGGCAGCCTTAAACAGTCTGCAACAAGGGATCAGTTCGAGAAGAACCTTAGAGCAGTCAAGAGACACTACATGGCTGCAGTCGAGGCTATCAGAGCACAGCAAGTTGAATACCGACGTATCCACGGCATTGAGGCTCCTGCACCTATGTCTTCAACCTCAGATGCAGGCCCTTCACAACAAGCAGCGCCCCTAGTCTTTGACGATGCCACTGGCAAATGGAGCGACGAGGGATAACAATGCAGACAGTCAGCACCCCTGATGGTCAGGTATACCAGTTTCCTGACACCATGAGCCGTGAGCAAATGGCAGCAGCCATTCAAGCGAGACTTGCCAAGGCAAAGCAGCCACAAGGCCCAGAAACAGGCAGCGCATCTGGCGACTTTCGTGCAGGTATGCTGCAGGCGCAGATGGTTATCCCCGGTGTACGCGCAAACAAGCACCTTGATATCATGCAGAATGCCCAGACTGGCAACCTGTCGCAGGGTAACTTCGCGCAAAACGCTCAGTATCTTCTCGACCTCGCCAAGTCTTACGAGGCAGACCTTAATTTACTTGAAGACCCAGACGAAAGAGCAACCTTAGCTGACCAGATTGCTGACCTAAGAAATCAAGCTGCTAATATCCAAAGCACCGCTGCGACACCTACGGCTCAAAACACGCAGGCGTCACTTGACGCCGCTGCAGGCAGATCGGCCCAGACATTAGCCACAGACGTCCTTCCAAACCTGATGGACCTGCAACGTCGTTCCTCTCAGATACCAATGAGCGCAAAAGCTCAGGAGATGTTTAACCCAGAGGGCGACACATTCCTGCAGCAGACTGGCGACGTCTTCGATACGTTTCGTGAGGCCCCCGGTGAGATAACACGGACGGTATTCTTACGCTCACTGCCTGCCATGATCCCTACAGTCGCAGCAGCTATCGCAGGGACTGCTGTAGGTGGTCCTGCAGCAGGCGGCACCTTGGCAGGTTTAGTCGGTGGCAGCACAGAGCTCGGCATCGCGTTGTCTCAGGAGCTCACACAAGAGTTGGGCTCTAGAGGTGTCAACGTCGAGGACCCCAACGCAGTCAAGGCGTGGTCTGAGGCAAACCCTGAGCTAATCACAGACATGCTCATGAATGCTCGTAAGCGTGCTTTAGCTATTGGTACTGTCGACGCTGCAACAGGTGGGGTTACTGGCCGTATAGCAAGAGCAGCCAACCAAGGCGGCAAGGTACGAAAGGGCGCAGGATTAATCGCAGGCGGTACTGTTGGTGCTGTCGGTGAGGGCTTAGGTGAAAGTGCTGCACTACAAGCAGAGGGCAAAGAGCAAAACCCCGGTGAACTCTTTGCTGAAGTCTTTGGTGCAGGCCCTATGATTGCAGGGCAGACTGCAGGTCAGATGGCCGTGCAAAAGTCACGCAGCTTGTACACCTCAGATGGCACCCTAGCTGACCCAACGACGCTAGAGGAGAGCTACCGAGGCGCTGCAGGAGACGTCGCAAGGCAGCTTCAGGAACTTGCGAAAGCAAACGGCTATAATCTTAAAGACATCGACAATAGCTCTGAAGGAGGCGCAAAGCAGGCCTTAGAGGACCTTCGTCAGGGCAATAACGAAACAATCACAGGCCTTGTAGCTGTACTAAAGCCTCTACTGAGCCCTAAGAATGCAAAGTCATTAGAAGACTTGCTGCTTAACTACACGCAAGCAAGTGCAGGCATAAAGGGCGCAAAGAAAAAGGTCTCATCCAGAGTAACGCAGGATCAGCTAGATGCTGCACGTCGTCTGGTAGGTGGTCTGAAAGAAGGCCAAGAGCTTTTAAACGCCCTGCAGAAATCCAACGTAATTACAGACCTCTTTAAGAGAGGCGTTCAGGGCGGCGTCAGTAGGTTTACTGACTTGTTCAACCCTATTTCCATGGCAGGCGCAGGTTATAACGCTCCAAAGATAGCAGCTAATGCTATGCTTGGCTCTGGTCTCCCTATGATAACTCAAGGCGGCACTATCCCTGCTCAGGGTGCTCTTTGGGTCATGGGAAGACTTACGGACGCTATGACTGGTCGCCGCTCTAAGGTTGCTCGGTTTGTGAGGCAAAACACAGGTAAGTTTGGACTGCCTACGCCCGAAGGTCCTTCCATAATTGCTGCAGAGCAACTTAAGGAGAAAAAGGCAGCAGCCTCTAAAAACCAAGCTAAGGCAATCCGTGCATCTTTGGCGCAGTTCAACACTAAGATGAACGTCGCTGACTTCGAGCAGTCACCCATAGGTAACTTCCTGTTCCGCACTGGATTGGACAAGCAGGGTCTTATCGATGTCGTAAGTATGATGTCTAAGGACCCTGACATTGCCAATGACCCCGGCATGTTGGCGCTGATAGATCAAATCAATGAGAACCTTGCAGGCGGCGAAAACCAGATAGAAGCCTTAAGTGACGCAATATTAGCTGTTGGTGCATATGCACAAGAAAACGCCCCTCACCTCATTAAGTTTCAACCTGACAGCCCATCACTTCTGCGCTCATTTGATCCGTCAGCTTCACCTGAAGTTTCATCAGGTGCACCACAGCAGACAACAGGTCCACAGCAGTCAGGCCGCCAGTTTACATCTCCTGAGAACTATCAGGCAGGCGAAGATGCCAACATCGAAGTGGCTGACACCCTGCAGTCTACACTGTCTGCAGACCTCGACGTCTCCGTGACAGACAAAGGCCAACTGCTGTCCGTCTTAGGCAGAGCAAAGAAGCGGAGCCCAGATATTGTCGCCCAACTACAGACTGACATAGAGGCACTGCAGAGAAACGAGGTGAGCTCTGAGGCCATCGACAAGTATGTGCGTCCGTATCTCGACCGCGTCACCAATCAGCGTGAGCAGAAAAGCAGACTGCAGCGTCTGCAGGACGCCCCTAAGAAGCCAACAAGCACACAAACAGAAGCACCTGCGCCAACTGAGGCAATGACTGAGGCTCCAGTGGTGCCACAAACGGCAGGCGAGATGGTTGCTGAGGGCAGCATCATTGAGGGTGCTGTGAGGGCGATCTCAGAGGGCACTATGGCTCCTGAGAGTGTCGATGCGATGCTGTCGTCTCTCGAAGCGTCAACCCCCGGCATTCGCGCCAAGATCGAAGCTATTGTTAATCGTCAGCCACCTGAAGCACCTGCTGCTCCTGCATTGGCTGAGACCCCTGCATTGCCACCTGAAGCACCTGCTGCTCCTGCATTGACTGAAGCACCTGCTGCTCCTGCGTTGTCTCCTGATAACTACTCTCAAGCTTTAAACTTGCTTGCAGAAGAAGGCAAAGTGTCTATTTCGTGGCTCCAGAGAAAACTAGGTATGCCTTATTCTGAGGCTGAGACTTTAGTAAACAGGATGGAAGCTGAAGGTTATATCAGCGCTCCAAACCATGTAGGCAAACGCGAAGCCCTAGTGAGGCCACCAAGGCAGCAAGACGACCGTGATCTAGAGGTTGACCAAAGCTCACCTGTGCTACTCTCGACATCTGAGGCAGGCCGTAAAGTAAAAGACCAAGTAATTGAAGGCAGCCTGCTGTATGGTAAGCTGTCAGGTAATAAAGACCATATCGCTTTTGAAAGCGTAAGTAATCTTAGTTCTGATTTAGCAGATGCCGTTAAAGAAAGTATTGATGAGCTTAACATTAGAAACATAGAAGTCAGAACTGATATATCAAATGTTTCTCCTTCGTCTTATGTGCAAGTTCAAATATTGGATGAAGCGTCTTGGGACCCTGAGTATAAAGAATATCTTGATATAGAAGATGAGTTTAAGCTGCGGTTTTCTGACCATCCAGATTATCAACAATACTTAGCATCTGACAAAACTATAAGATTTGACCAAAGCAAAACTTTAGAACATTTAGAAGATATAGAAGGCTACTATGGATCAAGAATAGATTTCTTAGAATTTAAAAGTTTGGTACAAGAGGGCGTCGACACAGTTTTAAGTAAAGTCGACGCAGAAACAACCGCACCCCCTGCGCTACTTCAGCAAGACAGCCGTGATCTAGAGGTTGACCAAAGCTCACCTGCGCGTCCTGCTCTATTGTCTGACCCGACTTTACTGCAGCGCGACGACCTAGACTATTTCGACACACCTTTGCCTTTAGAAGGAAAACCTACTGTTCGCAAAATAGGCGAAGCTATGAACGCCGACCACCAGAAAAAGTATGGTCGCCAGATATTCCCTGAAAACAGTGAAGATGATTATCAGCAAGTTTTAGGTAGGGCCTCTGAAGAGCTTAAGGCACAACTTGAGCAGCCAAATAGTGGTGTTGGGTGGTATAGCAAAGATGTTGAAGATGCGATGGCAATGGCATCTCGTGTCTACCCATCATTAGCAACAGAACAAACACATCGTCAGCTTTATCTTACGTTTGCAGGTATATTCTCTAACGGTGCTGACCCAGATAATGCCTTTATGATGTCTTCATGGGCGTTTGAGGACTTTCTTCGGACAGGAGAAGTGCCAGTCAATCGCGCTGAGGGTTTTAGGCAGCAAGGGTTAGAGCCCCCAAAGACAACCTTTAAAAGCGCTAAAACAGGCAAAATGGTCACTAAGGATGCAGGGTGGGGCATAAGAAACAAAGCTAACGAGCAGCAGCTTGGGATGCTTAAATACTTAGTAGAAACTAAAGGCGGTTTAGCGCCTGCTATGGACTTCCTACTTCAACCACAGACGCGTGAAGACATTAACAATGTTATGCTCGATAGTGGTCTTTATAAAGCAGGCAGATACACAACTAAGGCAGAGAAAGCAGGGGCCCCAGAATATGGCTTCCTAGCATTCGGTAAAAAGCTTGGTCGTTATTCTATGGGCCTCCACGGCGTCGAAATCGACGCAGGTGACAGCGTAATTGATTTATGGTACACTCGATCATACCGTAGGTGGACTGGTAGATTGCTTGAAACACCTGTGGCAAAAGAAGGTGTTGCAGGTGGTCCTGCTAATGATGCAGAGCGTAATGCAGTCTTTCGATTAACTGGAGATTTGTCTGATCAAAACTCTCTTGATCCCGGCGACACACAAGCTGTCCTGTGGTTCTTTGAGAAAAGACTGTGGGGTTCGCAAGGGCTCAGAACAAAAGAAGGGACTAACTCAAGTGGCGCAAGGAAACTCCTCAAAGAAAAAGGCATCCCCCTCAATGATGACGGAGAGGGAAGCGATGGCTCGAATATCGAACCTAGCCGCTCGGATGTCGGCGCAGGGCAAACAGCAGACGACAGGGAAGCCCCTGCCCTCAGCGATTTCATCCGCAATGGATCGTCCCAACTACGACGCGCCTTCAGCCGACGAGTACCTAGCAAGCAAGAAGTAGTCGGCCAGTTCCCTGCCGTAAAAGCACTCTTCGAGATCGGCAAAAAGGGATCGCCTTACGAGAACGGCATTACGAACATCGAGGACGCCCTGACGCTTGCGAAAGCTCTTGGCATCACAGTGCACATGTTCAATGACCACCAAAAGATGCTTGAGACTTTAGGGTCCAACGCCAAGACCCTCAGAGGTCGCTTCACAAAGACCTCTAATGGTGCATCTGGTCACGTCTTCGCACTAGAGCCGGGCACAAACTTCCTTGGAACAGATAGTATAGGAAGTGGGCGCAATCTCACAGACATCGAAGCGCTCACAACGCTGCTTCACGAGATATTCCACGGCGTGACCATGGCTCCAATGTCTGGTGTCGGTCCTATGCTAAACGGCAACGGAAACGGCACGCCATCCGTAGAGAATGCTATCGGCGCTATGATCGACAAGCCGCAAGGCAAGCGTACACCTCAAGAGCGCAAGATACTCCGCGAGATTACACGCCTGCAGAACAGCTTGTCTGCTTACGTCGAAGGCAAGCCAACAGAGCGCAGACCAGTGCGTGGCCTGATGGCGGCCATGGACAAGTTCGATCAGCGCCGCAACCAGATGACCCCAGAAGAACAAATGGACTTCGAGAACAAGCTTGACGCTCATGTGAAATACATAAGGTCAAAGGGTGAGTTCTCTGTCGATCCGTTCTGGGTCTACGCGGTCAACCCAAAGATGGCGAAGCTTGTAATGCCAGAGACGGCCAAGTGGATACGAGGTGAGCTACGCAAGGCAGGCAACAAGGACATCCAGTTCTTCACCCACCCACTTGCGATATCCATAGCCGTCGTGATGGCCCTTATGGCCTCTGAGCAGGCTGAGGATGAGCAAGAAGAGCAGCAGCGTCAGCAAATGCAGCCGGGGGCACTGTCGCCCAATGCAGGTATGCTGTCTGCCGCCTAGTGCAAGAACATATGAGAGAAAAGGAGAGCAACCGTGAAGCTAATGATGGAGCTTATGTCCGCCATAAAAGGCTTTGAGGACATCGAGGCTAGCAAGTCGCTGTCGAAGGACGACAAAGGCGCAATGATCTGGGAGATGTACTGCAATATCCCCATGATGATGTACGAGCGCCAATACCCTCACTCGACACGGATAATCACGGAGATATCGACGAGGTATAAACCTAATGACGACCGAAAAGCAGCCAAGAGCACGTCGGCAGAAGAAGCCCCCAAAAGAGGTAAAGATGCCCCAAAAGGGCAACCCAAAGGAAAAGAACCACTTCTGGCTGATGATGCAAACGGAAGAAGGCCGCGCCCAAAGAAAAGCGTGGGCAACAAAAAAGCGTAAAAACCCCGGCAGGCCAAAGGGCGTGCCAGATGGATACACACGCGAAACAATAAAGCCGTTGAGGGAACAAGCGATGAAAGATGCAGAAACCGTCTTAGAGATCATGAAGAAGGACTATGGCGTCGAGGATGAACTCGCCCAAGAAGCACTTCGCACTGCAGTCATTATCATGCGCGAACCGGGGCAAGCCAGAGAGAAGCTTTTGGCTGCTCGTATGGTCCTCGACTTCACCAAGAGTAAACCAGTTACCAAGTCTGAAGTTTCTGTCGGCAAGGCCGAGGAGTTCCTAGCGACACTTCTGATGGCAGAAGCACTAAACGAGGAAGAGCAATTAGATGAACCCGAAGTTAGCCGCGATACGGAAACGCCTATACACTGACTTTGAGTTCTACTCTAAATCTGCCCTAAAGATCAGAACTAAGGAAGGTGACGTTCAGCCCCTAAAGCTGAACCCTGCCCAAGCCATCCTGCAGTCGGCTGTCGAAGATCAGCTAGCAGCAGAAGGCAAAGTCAGGGTCATCATCTTAAAAGCGCGTCAACAGGGTCTCTCGACCTATGTTGGCGGCTACTTATACTTCAGCGTCTCTCAGCGTGCCGCGTGTAAATCCATGGTTATCACGCACCACTCTGATAGCACTCGTGCCCTCTTCGACATGACAAAGAGGTATCACGAGAACTGCCCTGAGCTCCTAAAGCCTCACACTAAGTATAGCTCCCGGCGCGAGTTGTCGTTTGACGTCCTCGATAGCTCTTACGTCGTTGCGACTGCAGGTGGCGATGCTATTGGCCGAGGTGAGACGCTGACCCACGTTCATGCTTCAGAGCTTGCCTTTTGGTCTAAGACGACAGCAGCCGACAACTGGAACTCCCTCACACAGGCCGTACCAAACACAAAGAACACTGCCGTCTTCGTCGAAAGCACGGCCAATGGTGTGACAGGCGTCTTTTATGACCTCTGGAAAGGTGCCGTGGATGGCTCCAACGGCTATGTGCCTGTGTTTATCCCTTGGCACGTCAACCCTGAGTATCGAGAGACGGTCCCTAAGAAGTTCCAACGCACTCCAGAGGAAGAAGAGCTAGCGGAAAAGTATTCTTTAGATGACGGCCAGTTGATGTTTCGTCGTCGTAAGATTGCTCAGAATGGCATCGACCTGTTTCGACAGGAGTACCCATCAGAACCCGAAGAGGCCTTTCTGACGACAGGTCGCCCAGTGTTTAACCCTGAGCAACTTCAGGAGAACCTAGGAGATGCTGCAGACGTCAAAGAGCGTCTAGCGCTCGAAGGTGACGACTGGGAGAACAACGTCAGGGGGGAGCTCACGCTATACAGAGCGCACGACCCCGGAGAGCAGTATGTCATAGGTGCTGACGTCGCTATGGGTGTCAGAAACGGTGACTACAGCGTTGCCCAAGTGCTCGACAGTAAGAAGCGGCAGGTGGCTACTTGGAGAGGCCATGTGCACCCCGACTTCTTTGCTACGGTCCTCTATAACTTAGGGGACTTCTTCAATCAGGCTTACATTATCGTGGAGAACAACAGCCATGGCATTCTCACATGCACTCGTCTGGCTAAAGATATGGCTTACGCTAACTTTTATACGACCACTGAAGTGGACAAGCTCACAGATCGTGAGACTGTCAAGTTGGGCTTTGCGACAACTGCCAAGACGAAACCGCTGATCATCGACCAGTTACGCGCGTCAGTGCGCGACGGTGAGATCGAGCTAAACGACAAGACAACTATTAGAGAGATGCTGACATACATCGTGACAGAAAGCGGTGGGATGGAAGCTGAAGCAGGCTGCTACGACGACTGTGTCATGAGCCTCGCACTGGCTAATCACGTCCACGAGGGCGCTTGGGAGCCAGTAGAAAGTGTAGATGAAATGTACATAGAAATGGTGTGACTGAATGAGCACGGATGAATACAGTAAACTGAGTGATGAGCAGATTGTCGCTCTAGTTGACGACAATGTGCGCAAGTCTATCGGGTACTATGACAGCGAGATCAGTAGAGAACGCCGTAAGGTAGTCGATCACTACAACGCAGCCCTGCCAAAACCTGCCCATGATGGAAACAGCAAGTACGTCTCTATGGACGTCTATGACGCCGTCGAGAGCATGAAGGCAGCGCTCCTAGAGACATTCTCCACAGGATACAAGACAGTTCGCTTCAGCCCTCAGAACAGTGATGATGTCCCTATGGCTGCCGTCGCTACGTCTTATGTGGACTATGTCGCAAACCGCCAGAACAACCTGTTCGAGGTCATGCAGACGGTCATCCACGATGGCCTGATTGCACGCGCCGGGCTTGCCAAAGTGTTCTACGAGGAGAGCTCTGACAGCTACCTTCAGACTATCGAGGACGTACTGCCAGACGACTTCGACATGATGCTTGCAGAAGACAACGTCGAGATCGAGGAAGTCGAAGAGGACGCCTTGGGCAACTACAGTGGTACCCTTCGTATATACCGCGACACATCTAAGGTATGCGTAGACGCCGTCGCCCCAGAAGAGTTCCTAATTGAGCCTCAAGCAAAAGACTTAGACAGCATTACGTTCTGCGCACAGAGATACAAAAAGACGCTCTCTGAGCTCCGCGAGATGGGCTATGACGAGAAGCTCCTAGATGACATTGGTGAGCATGACGACGTCGACCTAGAGACCGACCCAGAGGTCATCAGCCGTCACGAGAACATCGGCAGTGATCGAGGGTTCAACGTCAAGGGTTACCAAGACCAAGTGCGACAAGTGACCGTCTACGAAGCATACATAATGCTAGACAAAATGGGCTCTGGAGTTGCGGAGCTCTATAAGGTCATCAAGGCAGGCAACAGCTTGCTAGAGTGCGAAAGGTGCATGAGACGCCCCTTCGTCGCCTTTGTGCCTCTGCCGATCGCCCATGCCTTCTACGGCTCGAACTTCGGTGCCAAGGTTATACCAATACAGAACGCCAGAACGGTGCTCACGCGGTCGATCCTTGACCATGCGATGATTACGAATAACCCACGTTATGTCGTCACCAAAGGCGGCCTATCGAACCCAAGGGAGCTCATTGATAATCGCGTGGGCGGCATAGTAAATGTCACTAGGCCCGACGCTATCAGCCCAATGCCACAGGCGGCACTCAATCCGTTTATCTTCCAGACCATCCAGATGCTTGATGAAGACAAAGAGGATACCACTGGTGTCTCTCGCCTGTCTCAAGGCCTCAACAAGGACGCCATCAGCAAACAGAACAGTGCTGCAATGGTTGAGCAGCTTGCGACGATGTCTCAGCAGCGCCAGAAGATCATCGCTCGTAACTTCGCAAATAACTTCCTGAAGCCGCTCTATCAGATGATCTATCAGCTTGTCGTTGAGAACGAAGATGAGCAAAAGATCGTGGAGCTTGCAGGTAACTTTGTGCCAGTCAATCCCGGTGCTTGGGCCGACAAACGTGACGTGCAGGTGGACTTACACCTCGGATACGGTGAGCAAGAACAAGAGGCTCAGAAGTATCTAGCGATCCACGGCCTGATGTCTCAGGACCCTGTGTTGTCACAGATGTATACACCAGAGAACGCATTTAACCTCATGTCCACCGTTCTAGAGAACAACGGCATTAAGAACGTCAGTGACTTCTTGTCGCCACCTCAGCAGCCTCAGCCTGACCCTACCCAAGAGATGCAGATGCAGGCCGCTCAGAAGCAGCTTGAGATACAAGAACGTCAGACAGCAGTGGCTGAGATGAAGGCACAAGCCGACGCTCAGATCGCGCAATTGAAACTCCAACTTGAGCAGTTGAAAGCACAACAGAGCTTCGCCATTCAGAGCGATAGCATGGACCTCAAAGAGGCTCAGTTGGAGCACAAACAAATGGTAGACACAGCAGAGCTTGAGATAGCTCGGACTGCCGACGATGTCAGGGCCATTGCCTCACCAACAGGCTGATGACCCTACGACCGCGCAGACGAAACCCCATAGCCCAAGCGCTACGCACCCCACGGTTTCGTCCGCGCATCCTTAAGGACCAAACAAAAGTCCTTCCAAGGAAAGCAAAGCATAAGAAGAGCAAAAAGGAGAGTTCAGATGTATCGTACTGATGAGCAGGAACGTCTGATTAAACAAGGTGACGACGCAGAAGCATTACTTAGCACAACGGCATTTCAGAATGTCTTAAACGCTCTGGTCGAAGGCACTTTTCAGCAGTTCGTCAATACGAAACCTGATGAGAGCAGCGCCAGAGAAAACCTTTACAACCACTATCGTGCATTAGTCGACGTGGCGAACACTCTGAAGCAGCATTGCGCTATCAGAGATCAAATCATGGAGAGCACTAATAAAGAAGGCGATAGCAGCCAAGAGGAAGAATAGGTCCATCATGAGTAACGACCAAACAAATCAACCTCAACAGTCGTATCAATCATTCGATGACATCGAAGATGCGGCAGAAGCCATCTTGGGCCGTTGGACGGACGATCAGGCAACTGATCTATCGACTGACGAGGACGAAGAGGCAACCTCGAAAGAAGACATCAAAGAGACTGATGCTTTCGAGGAATACGAAGAGGACGAAACTAACGAAGCCGAAGAGCCAGAAGAGGATACCCCAGAAGAAGAGGAAAACCTTGAGGACCCTGACAAAGAAGACACCGCCGAAGACACGGATGAAGAAGAAACCGAAGAAGAAGAGCTTATCGAGCTCACTGACGAGACTTTGGTTGAAATCCCAGTCGATGGTGATGTTAAGCAGGCATCCATCAAGGAACTCAAACGGCTCTACGGACAAGAAGCAAGTCTGACACGTAAGTCTCAAGAAACCGCTGCCAAGCGCAAAGAGGCAGACGAAGCCCTTCAGAGGGCTGATTTGTCATACCAGAAGCTTATCGAAAGAGCTCAGGCGCGTTTCAAGCCATACTCTGAAGTAGACATGTTAGTCGCTAGTCGACAGATGGATGCTACGGAGTTTGCGAAACTACGCCAAGAGGCTAGCGAAGCAGAACAAGACCTTAAGTTTTTAACCGAAGAAGCAGACGCCTTCTATAAACAGGCACAGACTGATTACTCTAAACAGCATCAGACTGCCGCCCAAGAGTGCGTCAAGGTTCTTCAGAATGAACTGCCAGACTGGGGCAATGATCTATACAACGACATTCGCCAGTATGCAGTCTCAGTTGGTCTCCCATCGGAGCAGGTCGATCAATACGTCGACCCACAGGTTATTATGGTTCTCAACAAAGCGAGACTATACGACCAATCCAAAGCGGCTGCCGAAACCAAAAAGGGGAAAGCAGTGCGCATTAAGAAGACCAAGACAGGTAACAAAGTCTTAAGATCGAAGAAGGCACCACCGAGTGATGCAGATGTCCGTATTCAGCGCCAGAAGAAGGCTCAGAATAAACTACGGTCAAACGCATCTATGAGTGGTGACTTAGATGACATAGCGGATGCCTTGATGTCGCGGTGGGAGCAATCCTAACCCAACAACAACATCAAGAAAGGAGCCATCAAGATGGCCCTATATTCCACATACGACCAGACCGGGAAGAAAGAGGACGTTTCAGATATCATTTCTGATATTACGCCCACAGACACCCCATTCTTCAGCATGATCCGTTCCGAGAAGGTTTCGGCTCGTACTTTTGAATGGCTTGAGGACAGCCTAGCTGCAGCCGCAAATAACGCGGCAATCGAAGGCGCGGACGCATCAATGGCAACATTGACCGCCGCTACAAGTCGTACCAACAACACGCAAATCCTATCCAAGGCTTTCCAAGTAAGTGCAACAGCAGACGCTATTGCAACCTACGGTAGAGCCAAGGAAACAGCTTATCAGCTTGGGAAAGCTTTGAAGGAGATCAAGCGCGATCTAGAGAGAGCTTACGTTGGTGTCGACAATGCAGCCGTCACTGGCTCCGAAAGTGCCGCTCGTGAGATGGCATCTGCAACTCAGATGATCTCAAATTCGACCGACGCCGGGAGCAATGCAACAGATGCCCTTACAGAAGCTAAGTTGCTTGTTGCAGGTCAGGCTGCGTTCAACGCCGGGTCAGACCCAAGTGTCTTCATGATCAAGCCCGCCGACGCCCAAATTGTCGCAGGATTTGCAGCGTCATCTGGACGTAATCGTGAGTTCGCTCAGACCAAGCAGTTGGTCAATGTGATCGACCTCTATGTTAGCCCGTTAACAAACCTAGCGGCCTAGTAGAGCAATCTACTTTGAAGAACTCTGTGAACTCAGGGGAAGTCTCTCAATGAGATAATCCTGAGCCAAGCCTCGAAAGAGGAAGGTGCAACGACCATCCACGGCAGTGGAGTAGAGCCAAGCGGCTCGAAGCGCAGAGCATCCCCTTGGGATGGTGATATGGTCTGATCTGTATGGTGACATACAGCAGTCGAAAGACGGTCTTAGATTAGCGATCTAAGGCGAACATAAATGATGGTGAATACAAAGTGGTCCTAAACCGCCACCAGTTGTCGACCCACGCATTCTTGATTGAACCAAGCATGTGGCGGTCTGCAGTGCTGCGTCCGTTCTCGCGTACACTTCTCGCGAAAAATGGAGATAGCGATAAACACTATGTGGTAGGAGAGTACTCTCTCAAGCACATGAACTGGGGCGCTGATCATATGATCACAGGTCTGTCGTAAAAGTTAGACCCCCATAAGATTGAGTGTCGCCCCCACTAAAAGTAGTCAGTTCCTGCTCTCCTTTCTGACTACAGAGGGGCGGCATTCTTTAAATACCCTCAGAGCCCCTGAGAGCGCCGCTGAGTGGCCTAAAGATTTCCCCTAACGAGAGTACCCCCGATAATGAGCAGTAATAACCCAACAGAGCCTATTGTCTCTGGTGATAAAGCCGACGTGGAGCGCAGCCTTCTGGGTGTCAACACACGATACATTCAGGAAGGCAACGACGTCGTCAGGCATCACACACAGAATATCACTCAGGAGTTCTTGGACGACCTGAAGGACAGCCGCAACGCATCGGACAGCGCCAAGGAAGGCGAGTTCATGCGTGTCGCCAGTATCCCAGTTGCCGTACACGAGCAGTGGGTGCGCGAAGGCTTCAACTTGTACGAAGCGACAGGCGCTGAGATCGTCAAAAGACTGAGCGACCAGAACCTCGATGGTTTCATGGCGACCAACAAAAGGATTTAACCCCCGATATGAACAAAGGTGACATCAGGAGCCACTTCAAGGCGCTCCTAAACCGTAGCGACTGCAGCGACACCCTAGCCGACACCTTTGTTGACCAGAGTATCGCTCGTATCCAGAGAAGCCTTCGGGTTCCATCCATGGAGAAGCAGCAGTCGTATACTATCAGCGCAGCCACCACGTTGCTTGTGCTGCCCAACGACTTTCTTGAGATCATCGATTTGTACTACGGCAGCACAAGTCTTACTCGTGTCCCTCTAAGTCAGATTGTTGACTACAAGGATGCAGGCGAAAACGGCACTCCCAAGTTCTTTACTCGCGAAGGCAGCAGCCTGCTGATTTACCCATATCCAACATCTGGTTCGGTCAAGCTGAACTACTATGCTCAATTTGCAGACATGACTACTGACAGCGCAGAGAATGCCTTGGCCGCTGCATCCAGTGACCTGATAATCTACGGCGCACTGTCGTATGCAGCGGATTACTATTTGGACGAGCGTGGCCCCCTGTTCGAGCAGCGGTACAGCCAGTGCATGGCAGAAGTCCAAGAGCAAGCAAATGACGCCGAGATGTCTGGCACGGTGCAAGCCATGCGACCAACTACAGCCTACGAGGATTAAGCCAGATGGCAAAAACAAGTTTCTACTCAGGTTCAGGCGCAACGAGCAACGACGTAGATGCCGTCGACGGCTTAAAGACAGCCGCTGAAAACGCAAAGACAGCCGCTGAGACTGCACAAGCTGCTGCTGAGACAGCAAAGTCGGGTGCAGATACAGCAAAGTCTGGTGCTGATACTTCGGCCACAGCAGCAGCCACCTCAGCGACTGCTGCAGCTTCTTCAGCGACAGCGGCATCAACATCAGCGACTGCTGCTGCAACCTCAGCCACAGCGGCTGCTGCATCAGCTTCGTCGGTGAATAACTACACTGGCGGCACAGGCATCACTGTGTCTGGCACGACGATTACGAATGACAGCCCAGACCAAACTGTGGCTCTCACTGCAGGGTCAAACGTCAGCGTCTCAGGGACGTACCCCAACTTCACCATCAGTTCTACGGATACGAACACAACGTATTCTGTGGGTGACGGCGGTCTAACTGAGAAGAACTTCACGACGACCTTGAAGAACAAGCTAGATGCTGTCGAGGCCAATGCCACAGCAGATCAATCTAACGCTGAAATCAGAGCGGCTGTCGAGGCTGCGACAGACAGCAACGTGTTTACCGACGCCGACCACAGTAAGCTAGGTGGGATAGCTACCAGTGCAAACAACTATAGCCTACCCACTGCCTCTAGCAGCACACTAGGCGGCATCAAGATTGGCAGCGGCTTGGCTATAGACGGCAGTGGTGTTGTCACGGCATCTGGTGGTGGTGGCGGTGGTTCTTCACTGACAGTTCAAGACGAAGGCTCTGCACTTTCGACGGCTGCAACCACGATGAACTTCACAGGCAACGGTGTTGTCGCTAGTGGCACTGGGGCTACCAAGACTATTACGGTTACTGATACGAATACCACCTATAGCATTGGCGATGGTGGGCTAACTGAAAACAACTTTACTGACGCGCTGAAAAGTAAGCTAGATGGTATAGAAACCAGTGCCACAGCAGATCAAACTGATGCACAAATCAGGGCGGCTGTAGAAGCAGCGACTGACAGTAATGTCTTTACTGACGCAGACCACAGCAAGTTAAATGCTATAGAAGCATCCGCAGACGTTACAGATACAGCAAACGTAGTGGCGGCACTTACAGCAGGGACTAATGTTTCTATTGCGGCAAATGGTACTATTAGTTCTACAGACACTAACACAACTTACAGCGTTGGCGATGGTGGCTTAACTCAGAACAACTTTACGAATACGCTAAAGTCAAAACTTGACGCCATCGAAGCTAATGCCACCGCAGATCAAACTGCGAGTGAAATCAAAACGGCCTATGAAAGCAACTCAGATACCAATGCGTTTACTGATGCAGACCACACGAAACTAGACGGCATTGCTGCAAGCGCAAACAACTATGTCCACCCAAACCACTCAGGTGAGGTCACTAGCACAGCCGATGGCGCTACAGTCATTAGCGACAACGTGGTGGACGAAGCCAACCTCAAGGTCAGCAACTCGCCCACCAACGGCTATGTGCTGACTGCGCAATCAGGTAATACTGGCGGTTTAACGTGGGCAGCGGCAAGTGGCGGCGGCTCTGGGATAAGCAATGTCGTTGAGGATACTACCCCCCAACTCGGTGGCGATTTAGACGCAAATAGCAAGTCTATTAAATTTGGCGACCGCTCAAGTTCAGGTGTAAATGAACTGGTTTTTGGTGATGGTGATGACCTCAAAATCTTTCATGGTACGAACAATCACAGCCAAATTATTGAAGGCGGCTCTGGCAATCTTCAAATCTACGCAACTAACCTTGAGCTAAAGGCTAGCTCAGGCCATGATTATCTCAAAGCTACTTACGGTGGAGCGGTAGAGTTATACCATAATTCTAGTAAGAAACTCGAAACGACTAGCAGCGGAATAAAAACGACTGGTACAGTCAGTGTTAATAATGCTTACACCCTGCCTACTTCCGATGGCAGCGCTAATTATGTGCTTACCACAAATGGGTCAGGAGTTGCTAATTGGGCGGCTGCTTCAGGGGGTGGTGCTAGTTCAATTGACGACCTAAGTGACGCAGAATGGGACGGCTCAAACCTGTCCATCGGGACTAACAGCTTTTCTGCAGGTTCCTCACATTACAGAAACGTTGCAATCGGTTGGAACACAGGTAATTCATCAATCACAACAGGTGATGACAATGTTTTGATTGGTCGTAATACTGGCTCTTATTTGACCACTGGTACAGCCAACACAGCCGTGGGTCAAAACGCGCTTCAAGGTACTAACTTAGATAAGCTTACTGGCTCCAACAACGTAGGTATTGGTCAGACGGCAGGTAGTGCGGTGACCAGTGGCAGTAGCAACACGTTTGTCGGCGATGATAGCAATGGCACAGGAAACGTAAACTACCAGACTGCCCTTGGTTATAATGCTAAGACGGCAGGGGCAGGGGCAACAGCCATAAATAACTCTTACGCCTCTGGAAGTGACAGCCTCGCAGGAGCCATTGCAAATAACACTAGCAGCTATGGCGCACAGGGCGCTAATAGTATTGCTTTAGGTCAACAGACAAAAGCAACAGGTACGGCCGCTGTTAAAATTGGCAGAATGGGAACTATTGCAGGTGACTACTCTGTGGGTCTTGGAAACGGTGGTGATACCACTTCAAATGCAACATTCTCTGTTGCGCTGCAAGCTACTTATTTAAATGCTTCAAATAGTCTGGGTTTTGGTGGAGAAAGCCAAGTTGATAGTGGACATGATAGAAGTATAGTTCTGGGCCGTGGCGCAAAGAGTAGAACTAAGGGTGGTGTCCACTTTGGTGGCTACAACGCAATAAGCGCAGGGCAAAACCAATCAGGCATTTATGTTCTTGCGTCTAACACAACAGATGCCACCGCAGAGGCTTTAACTACTGACAATAGTACAGCGGGTACATCGAACCAAGTAGTCCTTCCCAACAACAGCGCCTACGCATTTAGCGGTACTATCGTCGCACGACAAAAAGCAAGCGAAGGCACAGCAAGCGCGGCTTGGAAAGTCGAGGGTCTTATCAGACGCGAGGGCAGCGCAGGGACAACAGTCCTAGTCAACTCAGCAACCACTGTCTTAGACAACACACCGTCTTGGGGGATGGCACTAAGTGCCGACACAACCAATGGATGCCTAAAGATTGCGGTCAACGGCGCAGCATCAACCAACGTGCGTTTTGTCGGAACCATCACAACCTCAGAACTTATTTACGCCTAAAGGAGTATCCAATGGCTATCCAACACAATATCACGGCTGAAAACAGTCAATTCGGCATCGCCTTTAATGGCGCCTACTACCGCATCGTCACAGCAAGCATCTCTCGTCAACGTGGGTCAGACCCCAAGTTCACCGTTATGATTGACTTAAGTGCTTACGCAACCAACTCACCCACAGATGACACCAGAGAGGTCGATTTTAAAAGGATGAACGCAAACCTAGAGGACATCAACAGTTCATCAGGCGATGCCTTCTTGGACAAGTGCTACGCTTGGGTCATGGCTCAAGACGAAATGAACGGATCAACGGCGGTGTAAACAATGAGCCTGACAATTAATCATCAGACTAATGATATCTCGGCTACCTCTGGCAGCGTGACCCTTGATGGGGCCGCTGTTGGGGGCGGCGGTGGCTCGTGGAACCTGATCAGCACGACGACTGTTAGCAGCGCTGTAGCCTCGGTCGCCTTTACGTCTATCGGCTCATACAACCGCTACGTTTTGCTATGGGATTGCACGATGGATGGTGCGCAAATTCCTAAAATGCAAATATATGATAATGGCAGTTTAGAAACTGGCAGTAATTATTCAATGATGAGAGCTAAAATTGATTCGGGAAGCAGCTATGATACTACAAGTACTGGTTGGATTGGCCCCACAGGAGTAACATCACAGACTGGAAGATTTGATATTTCTACAGCCGCTCCAAGGGCAACTATTGAAATGGCTTACGGTGGATTTGAAGGTACAAATGATATTGCAAATCTTATTCTGGTCTCTGGTGGTATGAAAAGTACCTACTCGATTACTGATGTGGATGGGTTCAACTTTACGACCACGGCAGGGACAGCAGAAATAGAAAGCGGTCGGTTCTCACTATATGGATTGGGGCAGTAAAATGAAAAAGTATGTAAACGGCGTTCTCACAGATATGACCGCAGAGGAAATTGACAGCGCGACAGCCCAGTTAAATGAGTACAACCAGAATGTACTGCCTCAAGAGGTACGCTCTGAGCGCAACAGCTTACTCGCAGAAACCGATTACTTTGCTTTAAGCGACACCACTCTGTCAGACGACATGCAGACATACCGTCAGGCACTGAGGGACATCACAAGTCAGGCAGGGTTTCCCGCAGATGTAACTTGGCCGACGAAGCCGTAGCAGGAGTAATCTAGGGTGCAACTCTCCGAGGAAGAACTCGAAGCCATCATCGACCGTGCTGCCAAGCGTGGAGCCAAGGAAGCCCTAAGCAACCTCGGCCTCCACGATGAGAAAGCAGCGGCTGACGTGCGCGACATGCGTGACCTCATAAGCGCATGGAGAAACACGCGCAGAGAGGCCGTCAGAACTGCGGTCCGCATTATAACCACAGGCACCATCCTGTTTATCGGGGCGGCCATCTGGCTCAACGTAAAGACCAGACTTTAAGAACACGACCAACGATAACTATATAACATGGGGTTTAACCTATGGTGAAGAATACCCTCGTCGCTCACTTTCCCCTACCCTCGATGCCTTTTGATACCCACAAGAACATTATCTTCGAGCAAGGCAAAAGTGACAAGGAAGTTCGAGTTCAGGAAACACATGCGGCTGTCGACAAGAAGGCAGACACATACAGACACGAAGACCCTTATGCCTACCATCCGCACCATAGGCATCCTACCAAAGAAGGTCTGTTGGTAGACTTCGTGGTCGCCTAAGAGCCTATGGACCCACTCACGATATTCGCAGGCGTCAAGGCAGGCATAGCTGCAGGCAAAGAGATAGCATCACTAGCAAAAGACTTAGGCAGCCTATTTGATGCTATCGATACAGCTAAGTCAGATCACGACAAGAAAAGAAGCAGTCCTTTTTCGTCAGCCAATGAAGAAGCCTTAGACACGTTCGTTAAGCGCAAGCAGGCTGAAGATATCGAGGAGCAGCTAAGGGCTATTGTCATCAGCACTAGGGGCTTCTCAGCTTGGACTGAGCTCGTCGCTTTACGCAAGGACATACGAGTACAGAAGAAGAAAGACTTAGCTGACAAGAAAAAGAAACAGCAAGAAACTGTCGAACAGATAATCCTATGGGGCTGCATAATTCTACTGGTGGTCCTCACCGCAGGGTTCGGCCTCTTAGGGTTAATGTATTACATGGGTAAATTCCAATGACCGACCAACAGCATTCAGAGAGCGACTTCAACATGCACGAGTACCAAGTGAACCGACGCTACATGTGTTGGGCGGCTCTCGTGATGATGATCGTAACAACTGCAGGCACTCTATATGACCCTGCCAGAATGGCTGCAGCAGAAAGCATCCTGATGACCCAGTACCTCGCCCTTTCAGGGCTCGTGGCCGCGTTCTTTGGCTTTGGCAACAGCAAGCGCTAGAAGCAGGCGCTTACTTTTAGTCTCTGTCGTAGTCTTATCGACCAGTGGCTGCGTCTTAGGATCAGCCGTATCTCTCCTGTCAGGCGGTGGTGGAGCCCCCGGCGTCCAGACGAATGTCGTGGGCACTCAGGCAGCGAAGAATGCCACACAGGCGGTCCAAACCAATCAGCAAACCATCGAGGCAGGTGACAACTCCACGATCCGTGTCGAGGAGCTAGACAAGCCTGTCGAGACCAGAGACGTCGAAGAGCTCACCATCAACAACACTGAAGTGCCTCTGATGTACATCTTGTTGCTGATCGCAGGTTGGCTAGCGCCATCACCAAGCGAGATATCGAGGGGCATCCGCTCCATGTTTTCCACTCTAGTAACTAGTAGAAAGAGAGCCAAAGAAGATGCGGCAAATTAACGAAGTGATTGTCCACTGCACAGCGACACGCCCCAACTGGAACAAAGAGAAATCAGCAGGAGACATCGTCAGGATTATCCGGGGGTGGCACACCAAGGAGCGCGGATGGTCAGACATTGGATATCACATGGTCATCCACCGTGACGGTACGGTTGCCCTTGGTCGTCCTGTCGAGCGCTCAGGGGCCCACACTAAGGGGCGCAACAAGAGCAGCATCGGTATCGCCTTGGTTGGCGGCTTTGGCTCTGAGGCAAACGACAAGTTCGAGCAGCATTTTACTGATGAGCAGGCAGACGCTCTGATGAAGCTTCTGAAGGATTTACGAGGGCTATACCCAGAGATCGAAGAGATCAGCGGCCACAACGCTTATGCGTCTAAAGCCTGCCCCGGCTTCCAGATCAAAGAGTTTATCGAAGAGTATAACAAAGGAAGTTAACTGCCTAGAACAGAGGCAGACTATAAAACACAGGTTGTTCCGAGTGTCATCGGTTCGATCTGTGTTTTTTCTAAAAGTGACCCCTTGTAATCTGAGGTCCGATTACCTATGTACTTACTGAGGGCAGCGAAAGTCCCGACCTTAGTAGAGCAGCGGATTGCAAATCCGTGTACACCGGTTCGATTCCGGTACTCGCCTCCACACTCCAAGGTCATCGGATAGATCGCTTAAGACCCTCTAGACTAACTTAGAGAGGACTTAGACGATGACTTATATTCACGAAGACGACATGCAGTCAATCATCGGCACATCTGCCGCTCAGGACGACTGGGACGCGATGTGGCATGAGGTTACCACCTTAACACAGCCAGTACACTTTCGTTCACACGGCACCTGCACATTGATTGAGTGCGTTCGTGACGGCAAGCCAATCTTTCAAGGCGACCCACGTCTTAGCGAGGTGCCGTTCTAATGAGACGACACAGAGCTAAAACAGCCAAGATTGCCATCAGCAAAAAAGCGGCTGACCTACGCGGTAAATCATTCCGTGTCCACCTTTTAGATGAGATCAGCAAGTTCGGCAGCGGCATGAGGCACATCAAGTGTCTCAGCTATGGCTCGAAGTGGGTGCGTGTTGAGTACCCCTCGTCTGACGTGCGTGTGCGCGTCAAGCGCTCGATCTTTGACCCCATTGTAAACCACAAGACGACTAAGGAGATGATCTGATGTTTTTACGTTCAGCCCAACCAAAGACCCCCACATGTTCCTGCTGCTACACCTACGAAGAGGAGCGCCTCTACGGATGGCGCACCGTTGTCGAGATGTGCAGCGCCTGCGCTCTGGAGAGCCGCAAGATCGAACCAGTGTTTACCGACGATTACTTCGACAACTACTTCGGTCAGCCCTCAGCTTACCACAGCAACACTTATGACTGGGAGTACGCGTGATGAAAAGGAATTATTACTACGCATACAATGCACTTAAGAAGATTGGTTGCCCTGTGTTTGTCGACCCAGATGATGAGCAGCGCTTTAAGATCAGCGCCGAGGATAACTCTGACAAAGAGATTTGGGCTGATTTCTACGACTGCATGCACTGGGAGCATGATGACTGGTACTTTGGCGTCAACGGTAAGATCAACCGCATCTTGGACAAGTACGATCTATATGCCGAGTGGCAGAACCCCGGCTGTCTTTGCGTCTGTGAGGCGTGACAGTGATCTGGTCAAATGACCTGCAGACGTTCCTGCGCCAGATGTTTCCTCACGATGGAGACACAGCGCAGGAGCCTCGCGTTCCTGAGAGGGCTGACACCTACGTTCCGTGGAAGCCTTCTTTCGAGGGCGAAGAGCCGCCTTGGTAACACAACACTTAGAGAGAGGACTAGAAGATGACTTTAGAAGATTTCATTCGACTACACTCGCACCGCATCTGGTCAGACAGAACTCTTAAGGACAACCTCAAGAAGCTTGAGAAGGTCTGTCGTTACAGCGGATACGGCAAGCGTGACATCTCGGCCTTCACGGCGTCTGATGTCTACCTATACCTCGACACGCTGCTTGCTGATGGAAGGGCACCTGCGACGGTCAACAGATACACCGCCGCACTCAGCAGCGTCTTCAAGTTGGCGCAGGACATGCGCCTGATTGAACATGCGCCCAAGGTCAGTTGGCAGGACGAGGGCGAAGGTCGTCCACGGTACATGACCAAGGACGAAATGGAGAAGCTTAACGACTGGTTCAGCCGTGACTTCTATCGTCCGTGGATGCTGCACTTTGTGACGCTTGCAGTGCACACAGGGATGCGCTTAGGGGAAATCCGCAAGGTGACCCCATCGATGATCAAAAGGCACCCTCAGCAGGCTCCTGAGAGCTCTCAGGAGTGGGTGCATTTGGAGAAGACTAAGAACGGCGATGAGCGTTGGGTGCCTCTTAATGAGAAAGCTAGGGCGGCCCTCGCTGCTCTAGGTGATAAGCCTGAGAACCACTACAAGCACCGCTCGTTCTACAATGGGTGGGATGCCGCTCGTAAGTACATTGCGCCCAACGACGAAACCTTCGTGTTTCACTCACTGCGCCACACCTGTGCAACCAACTTGGCTAACGACCTGAACGTCAACACTATACTTATAGGTAAGATACTGGGTCATCGGTCTGAGGCTACCACCAAAAAGTACGTGCACGAGAAGCCTGAAGCCCTTGCAAATATAGCGACGGCTCTAATGGGGTCTTAAAGGTATTGCTTTCCATACTTTGCGGATAGCGAGACGTGCGCAAGTATTTACACACTTAGATTGAAGGAGTAGAACAGAACCAGAACACAGCCCTATTTAACCACTGTTTTTGCTAAAATACCGTGGTGGAAAACCCTTTCTTTTCAAGGGGTTATATTATGTCCACCTTTAGATATACTGGGAGTTTAGAACGATGACTATTGCGTTAAGCGTACTTCAGATGCGCCGAGAGCAGGAAGCACTAGAAGAAGGCCGTCAGAGATACATTGATCGAGACGGTAAGATGAAGACCGAGAGCGCTAAAGGTGTACCACATCAGGTCATCTCTGGCGCTCTCGATGCAGTCTCTTTAGAGCTTGCGGAAACGATTAAGAGCCAATCTAAAGTCGGAACCAAGACCGCTTGGTACGAGACACTAAAGGACATGTCGACAGACCTGTTAGCATACATTGGCCTCAATAGTTGTTTCGACGGCATTCTCATGAAAGAGCAGCGGACATCTCTTTTGGTTAAGATTGGACGTCGTGTCGAGATAGAGTGCTTCAGCACCTCTCTGAAGAAACACGATAAGTCTATGCATAAGCGTCTTGTCGATAGGGCTACCGTGAGCCACAGTTCCCAACCGCACCGCTATAAGTCTATTCGTAATGTCGCTGCAAAAGAAGGCTTTAAGGTCGACAAGTGGTCCAAGAAGTTCTGCATTCAGGTAGGAGCCCCAGTGCTCGATGCAATCCTCAAGGGTGCTGACGTCTTTCAGAAGTTCGAGACAAACGACCACAGAGGCAAAACCAAGATATTCATTCAGCTGACCAAAGAGGCTGAGGCTGCCATGGCGCAGCATAAGTTTGACGAGAGTTGGCTTGAGCCCTGCTATAGCCCTATGGTCGTTCCGCCTAGACCATGGTCGTCGTTCTCTACTGGTTGCTACTTAGACCCCTTCTTAGCCTCTTCGGTTCCTCTGGTGAAGCACGCCTCTAGACAGCAACAGAAGCTCATAGAGGACGACTTTAAGCGCATGGGTACACCACCATATGTCGAAGCCTTAAATGCCGTTCAGAGGACACCTTTGTCGATCAATAGGCGCATCTATGAGGCTGTCGATTACTGTTGGAAGGCTGACAGTTTATTCGCCAAGTTTCCCACTAAGGTTGAACCGACGAAACAGGAGATGCCAGAAGACTTCGACAGCCTCACTAAAGAGCAGAAGAAGGGCTATGTGCTAGAGCGTCGTAATTACTTTAAGCAGCTTCAGCAGATCAAAAGCGACAAGACAGGCTTTGAGCAGACCATGGCAAAGGCCGAGGAGCTCTTAGGATACGACAAGTTTTATCTACCGTGGAACTTTGACTGGCGAGGGCGCATGTACCCTGTCAGTCACTTCCATTATCAGCGTGACGATCACTGCAAGGCGCTCTTTCAGTTTGCCAATGGACGTAAGGTGTCGCCTGACAACGTCGGATGGCTGTATATACATGCGGCAAACGCAGGCGACTTCGGAAAGATCAGCAAGCAGCCCCTAGAGGACCGCATCCAGTGGACCGAGGAGCACCTGCAGCAGATACTGGCCGTCGCTGATGACTTCAGGGCGACAACGGACTTCTGGCAGTCCGCTGACAAGCCCTTCCAGTTTCTTGCCGCCTGCTACGCCATAGCTGACTATGTGGCATCACCAGACGACTTCAGGTGCTACCTGCCGATATCCATAGATGGCACCAACAGCGGCGTGCAGCACTACTCCAGTCTGATGTTGTCGTCCGACGACGCTGCGAGGGTCAACCTTGTGCCGAGCGCATGGATGGCCGACGTCTATCAGGACGTTGCCGAAGAGGTCACAAAGAGGCTCCAAGCGGAAACTGCAGAGCCTGCCTTAGCGAAGCTGTGGTTGGACTATGGGATCGGCAGGAAGGACGTGAAGAGAAACGTGATGACCTTTGGTTACTCCAGTAACATCTACGGCTTCAAGGATCAGCTAAAAGAAGACCTTATGAAGGACCTTAGCAGACAGGTGGTCTATGGTGAGATCAAAGAGCACCCTTTTGGGCAAGAGGATTTACAAGAGAAGGCCGCCTACTACCTCGCTAAGATTAACTACAGCGCCATTCAGGACACCTTAGCGTCCGTCGCAGGTGCCATGGAGTTCCTGCAAGACTGCTGCACTGAGGTCGCCAAGGAAGGCAAGTCTGTCTCATGGAGAACGCCAATAGGCTTCCCATGCGTCCAGAGATATCGCAAGTGGACTGGTCACAAGATTAAGATAAGCATGTGGGATCGTACTCTCATGAAGCGCACCAGATCACAGGTTACGTTCCGAGAGGAAAACCCTTGGGCTATCGACAGCCGCAAGATGAAAGCCGGGATTGCCCCTAACGTCATCCACAGCCTCGATGCGTGTCACATGCAATCCACGATACTGTCGATGCTCGATAATGAC